CCACCAATTTGTTCAATAGTAAAAATGTAGTTTAGAATGGGATCGTCGTAGATGGCGGGACCACCGTACCAATGCTCAAGATGGGACGCATACTCATCCTCGTCAGCTTGAGTCAACCCGTAGAGTTCGTACAACATAGCCCAGGTATCATCAATGGGGTACGCAAGGGGTTGGTCGGTGGATGGGCGAAATTCCCACTCGTGCGTTTTACGTGCTGCCTTAACAGGATAGAGGGCCAAACACCGTTCCAAATAGCGGCGGAGAAAGGGCACATGAGCATTGTCAAGATAGAGCCCGAAGGCCTTGGTGCCGATGTCAACGGGACAAGGATCAAAGGCAGAGAACGGAAATCGCGATAAGGCACGTCCTGGCTTACACGCAAATTTAGGCCCGTTGGTTGAAGGCCAGGGAACGCGACTGCAAAAGTCCGTTCGCCAAGAATGGTGCTCGAAACGTGGCTTAGGGCTCCAGCCGATTCGTTGCAAGGTGATTTTGAAATCAACGCTAGCCATCGAGGTGGGACCGGCAATCAAAATATCATCGCCAAGGGCAATGAACTTGTAATTTTGGCGCAATTCAGCCAAAGACACGCCGGTTTTGTAAATAGCCCAGACGTGGGCAACGAGATTGAGCAACGTGTTATCGACTGATGTATTATCATCTCCACTCTTACGTTGGCCAGGGACGCGATAGCGATGGCGCCCTTTAAGCGTCGTTCCAGTGGTGGTCAACTGGGCAGAGAGACACTTACGGGCGTCACGACTCAAGTGGATGTGGGAGGCACGCCAGTCATTAAGGGCGGCAAGAGTGTGTTCTTGAATGGATCGGTCAAAACGGGACAAATCGCCCACATAGTATGTCAGCCCGTTCTCGATATATTGCCCGGCTTCCTCGGTGGTAATTCCGGAGGCATAGCACAACCAATTAGTACGATTGAAGACTTTGGCCAAGTATTTGGAGAAGGCAAACATGTAGGGCCCCAAAGTGACGTGGACGCGAGCGTCAACGTCCTGAATAATGCGCTCGTCCAAAGCGTCGTACTCTGACACCAACGCTTTGCCAGTATTGAGTTCCACCTTGACAAAGCCAGATCGTGTATGATGACACTTGTGCAGCCCCATTTGCACATCAGAGGCAGCACGATCATGCTTAGCCGCAACTATGGTGCTAACACGCTGGGTGGAGTTCCAATCAGCGTAGCAGAGAGCATGAGAGTCGCCCTCGGGATAAAGGTCACAAATGACACACTTAGGCAACCGAAGTTCAACATCGAGGAACTTAGTTAAGAACACGGCAAAGTCGTCAAGGGCGGTTTGTTCAGGAACGATGGTGTTGCCATAAATACGGCGAGCTACGCCATTGGCCTCTCCAAGCCCGTCCGAATGGGCAACAACGGGCAAACTCGATGTTGCAGCTAATGCCAAATGGTCAATTCTCATGGGCGCTGCCAGAGTCAAATTGCCAACTTCAAACTCCAAAATAGAAGGAAGAACAGGATGGGTTCGGAGCAAATGGAGAGTGTCGTGCAGTACTGTAGACTCATTATACGCACTGGATAGATGGCGGGCATTGTACAATGACGAAACACACTCTGCAGGAGTAAGCCCAGAGCAAGGCATGGGTGGTTCGTCCATAGGGGCAGGAGTTGGGCGCGGTTCCCACTCGAAATTATCAAGAGTGGGAAAAAGGAGGACAGCAAGGTTGCGCGTAACAATACCAATGAGAGCGGCATGAGACCAAAGATAGGAGGCAATAAGACACACACCCAGCCAAAGAATCAACACATGAAGCTGTCGCACGGTTATAGTGGTTTGGGCAGTGAGGCGGTCAAAGCTGCCTAGTGGGTCGCGACGAGCAGCCGCTCGAGCATGGCGAATGCTACGTTGTTGCACGGCCCAATTCATGTGTTCCATGAGCTCACTCTCCATCTCCATATTTTGGGCAATACCAATGGTGGCCGAAGCAGCAATGGACACAGCAACATCCTGGTCCGACATACCCACAACATTCTGATGGTATTTAGCAGAGGTGGTCTTTGCCAAGGCCATAGTGGCACTAGATCCAGGGCCCGACCGAGGCATTAAGGCCACTGCAGCCGCCACGCCGTCTCGAGCACGGGTGTAGAGACGGACGGTCGATGGTAAGGGCGCCGGATGGAACCAAGCCATAAAACTTACAAAGGGACTCCAAAACCAAAGCGTTGGGGAGAAGAAAAAGGAGGCTATCATGGAACGATCAGCACAACCCTGGAGCTTAAGAAGGACGTACTCACAGAACTGGAAAAACCGACAGAATGGGATGGCTAGATAAATCAAAGGCGTGGCCAACCACAGAACGGCAAACCAGAGTGGTGTGACTTCAGCGTCGGGTCGCGAAAGAGTGATGGTTTCAAGTACGGCCTCAGACTTGTCGTAGTGGGCTTTGAGGAGGGCAACAGGCCCCTTATCTTTCTCTTTTTCCTTGGCAGGCGTGGCGGTAGCCTGGTGGGCGGGTTGAGCGCCACTAGAGGAGACGGCAGTGGTAGCCACGCACGTGCAAGCTGATCCAACGTGATGGCACTTAATACACTTCGGGGGGCATGAACATTTAGGGCCACAAGTAGGGCACACATAGGATTCAACGACAGCAGAGGCTCCAGCCTTAATGCACAACTTAACTTCTTTGTCGTGGCGATCCATATCGTCAATAGTACAGGTGCAGCGCCCGTCACCGTTAAAGAACAGGCCGCAGGCACGGCAGGTTGGACGCTTATGGCACGAGCTCGGCGGATGGCCAGTTTTGGTGCAGTGATGACAGGGGTGACGATTCAACCCTTGCTTAGTGGATGAGGTGTAGCGCCCTTCTCGACGGTCCCGCTCAATTTGAACGGAATAATTCTCGGTCTGTTGTGCAGCGCGGGCGACAAAGGTTTGAGCGCGCGGATTAGTTTGCCGAGATGCAGAATGAACAGCCTCGCGATAAGGGGAGGCAGCGAAAAGGGTAGTAGTGGAAGATGAAAGGGATTCTTTTGATGAAAGTAATTCTTTTGATGGATGGGAGGCGTCTGCGCTAAGTTGGGTTATATTGGGCTGATTTGACATAATAGAGGTCCTCTCTAATTTCTAATTGTTCACGAAGCAAGTGCAGCCACACAATACCTTTATACCTGATGGGTTCAGTCGAGACCCGCCATGACCGAGACCGCGAGGTTGTCGAATCATGGCGTTTGCCGGCACCTGCAGATATTGCTACGGTAGCCGGCGGCATCATTCCTAGAGTCGTGTATCCATTGGAGTCGACCCATCAGGGGTGCGTGTGAGTGAGAACTGTTTTCGATTTCGAGAAAGACAAGTCAGCGCAAACGCGAGGTTACGGCCAGGAGATCCTGTTAACCAACCGTATTCACATGCTCAGCCTTGGACGGGCTGAGCGTCACCAGAGATGCTGGAGACAAACACAAAAATAAAGAACCTACACAGACAAAACGAGCCAAGCCATTGAGGCAATGTTACCAACTCGTCGGCATAATCTCCCACCATGGTCCGGTGGGAGGCTAGGGCATGCTGCAGCAGCCCGCCGCGGCCCCGAAGGGCCACGCAACAACAATTTAGGGTCAAACCGACATGGTCGCCATCCCTCACAGGAGTGGGGTCACCCCCACCGAACACCTCACGGTGTGCACCTCACGATGCCCACAATACGATCCATAAATTGTTGTTGCGCCAAAAGACTACCAACTGAGCCGCCGGCCCCCATCTGGCATTAAGGTTGGCTAAGTCCACTAAGG